TCTAATTCTTTACACACTATGTCTATATCATTATTAAGACACTCTAGAATTCTTTGTTCTGAAACAGGCGTACCAACGGGTTGTCCATGTTCTTCATCTGTTTCTAAAACTAAGTGGCCTACTCCAAAAGTAGGATACCCAAGGTGATCTAAATATATCTCGTATTTATACCCCTCGTCTTTAATTAATTCTTCTACTAGCTTATTTTTATCCATTATATATTTATGGAGGTAGATCCATTTGTTGATATGGTAAGTTTGCCTAAAGACGCAGTGGCCTCTACTCCAAACTCTCTTCTTTCGTATAAACTTATCCACTCTTTTCCAATCCAAAGCTGGAGCTCTTGAGCAGTTAGATTCCATATAATATCGCCTTGTTGAAACTTGTTATTGTTACGTTGTGTTTCGTTTACAGATAAAGTTGAGTCTATATCTACTTTATTTAGGCTAAGTTCTAATACTCTAACCAGTCGGTTAAAAGTTTCAGGAGATATTTCTCCTATTGCTAGTGGTAGTTTTGTTTCTAATAATTTACTCACTATCTTCTACCATTAACTTTTAAATCCATACGAGTTGCACCTATTCTAAATCCCACTCCTAATCTAGCTCCTAAAGAATTATCATCATCTGATTCTATTCTAAGAGCTGCTTGCCTTGCTCTAAGTCTCGTATCTATTTTTGTTGTAGAAGATGTGCAGGTGTTAGTGGATTCAGTAACTAAACTATCGCCTGGAAAGTCTCTTTGTTTTAAAACAAAATTAATTGTTTGGCCCGATCCTCCACTTCCTGTAAATTTAATATCAGGAATTATTCTACTAATCGCTTGAAATTGTTCTCCGTTACCAAGTGCAAAATCACTAGACTCTATAAACACATTGTCCATTGGAGAACCATCATCATCGTTACCTGTTTCATGGTTATATAAAATTCCAGAAGAAGTTGCCATGGGACTATCAAAAATGCCTTCATCTATCCAAGAAGTTCTATTAAGTTGACCAATTGTCCATAGCTTTTCTTCATAGTTATAGACTACGTATCTATCTATTGAAGATGCACTGCCTGAACAATAAAACCAACCCACTTCGTCAAATTCTTTATTTAAAAACGCAAAAGTTTGAAATGCTTGCCCTTCATTAAAATCACTAAATACATAATCTTGAACAGTGCAGGATACATCCTGAACATTTCCGTTGTAAAAATAAAATCCTTTTTTGTCCATCCAGAATGTCCCTTTAGGTGAATTTATACAAGCATTTGGAGAAATTAAGCCTACTCCCTCGTTTATTAAATTAATTCCAAAAGTAAATGGTTGACCTATAAAAGTCATAGAATATAAAGACGTGTCTGTCCACACCAATGTTTCTTGCCTAGTTCGTATTGCTCCTACAATCGATGAGCCTGCGGAAAGTCTCAATGACCCTGCTGTATTTGTAGGAAGAGGTTCCCACTCTGTTACATTTTCTTGATCGCTGAAAGCTATAAGCATAGGATCAAGATTTCCCGTGCGCGAAGTTCCCGATATTGGATCTGCACCAAAACAAATTACGTGTCTATCTACGTCGCTAACTAAAACTTGTAGAGCTTTAGTCGGAGCTAAGTTTGCTCCAGCTAAATCGCTTAACGCTGTGGCTCTTGTTGTTCCCAACGTGCCTGCACTCGTGTCATAGTAAAACACGCCACCTGCTCTTACATTTATAACTAAGTCTTCACCAAAGTTATCATGCGACCAAATACGTAACTGGTTAGAAGCTGTTATTGGTGTACTAGAGCCCCAAGTACCTGCTCCCCAAGTACCTGCTCCCCATCCTGTAGATTCAACAAAAGTATCTAGTCCAACATTTATTTGATATGCACCTACTACTGAACTGCCCCCATTACCACTGTCACTAGCGTTTGCCGTGACTGTAGCTCCAGAGGTATCTTTAGCGGTTATGGTATAAGTGTTTGCGCCTGTAACTAAAAGTATTTGATATTCTTGATTTAATACAGCAGCGGTAACATTTCCTCCTAGACTAGATGCTCCGCTAAAAGTAACAAAATCATTAGTTACAGCACCATGACTTGTATCAGTAATTGTTATTGTAGAACTGCCATTAGTAGCTGCGAAAGTTACATCGCCTGCAGCTGTTGTAACTCTTAAAGGTGTAATATCGTAAAAGTTTCCACCTTCTTTTATATAATATTTAAACGTTGTGCCTACGCCTAAAAATTTAGTTAAAGAAAGATCTACCCAGGCATGTAAGGCTCTAGAAACGCCTAAAAAAGTATTTGTTACAGCTTTAGCCCATCCACCTATTTTTTCAGGAAGGCCTTTACGAAATCTTACAAAGTTAGCATCAAACCACCCGCCATCATTAGAATAGTCTGTGCCTTCTCGATTTATTCCAGGTCGAAGTATAAATTTTTCTAAAGCCATTATTCATTTATATTAACTTATCTATACCCAAAGAAGCAGCTGTCAGACCGTACAAGCCCCACATAATATACTCAAGTCTTCTAAATTTAGAAGAGCCTTCATCTAATCTTTTCTCTATATTTTCATAGCGAATAGCGCATTCTTTTTCGTGTGAGCTGATTTGATGTATTGCATCTTTAGCTGTAGCCATTACTTTTTAGACTTTTTCTTTACTCGTTTAGTTGTGTAAGCTTCATTAACGTCTGGAGTTGATAGATCATCTCCTACAAACTTACCATCTTCATCTCTAGCACGAACTTTTACTTCCTCAGTGTTAGTCCAAAAACCAACTACTTTGCTCCACCAACTCATTATTTATCCTTGGCCTTGCCGATGTTAAGTGCTAAAAAATCTATCACTTTATATAATTTAGACAAAAACTTATCTCCTCGTGGTGTTGGGGTTACAGCTGCTACAAGTGATGCTATCGCTATAATTGCTGTAACCCACATAAATACATTAATCCACATCATATCTTTACTCTCCTTTTATTAATTAGCTGCAATATATGCTTTACCTGTATTAATAGCATTAGTGCAGTCTGTTTTTTTACTACTAGATGAACCCACTATGTTAGGCGTATCTTCGGTTCCATCATAAGCTAATATAGTTTCTAAGTGATCAACATTACGTTGTACTGATTCATTTATTTCTGCTTGTGATCTATCAGTATCTTTCTCTGCTGTACCACCAACATGAATAGATTTTTTTCCATTAGTGTTCACGTCATTAATAAATGTAACGCTATCTTCTGCTGCTGTTAAACATTGTGCAACTGTCTGAGTCATATTTTTCTCCTTTTAATGTTTCTCTAATTCTTCAACTTTTGCCGAAAGTTCTTTTACTGCATTGACTAGAACTGTTACCAATCTTTCATATTGCATACCATACCTTTGATTATCTTCTGTTAGATTTATAAACAACATATCATCTTTATTATTTGCAAAACCTATTTCTTTTTCTAAAGGCTCTACATCTTGTGCCAAAAATCCAACTTGTGTTTTACTATCTTTTTTACTTCCATCAGGATTTACAGATAGGTCGTCACTATACCAACTTCTTTTATCCCACTTATATGTAACAGGTTGCATTTGATTTATAAAAGCAAGACCAGCATCAAATTTTTCTATATCTGTTTTATCTCTGACATCAGATGTACTTATTGAACTCTGAGTACAGAATAAAGAACCAATATTATCGTCACCCAAACAAATCGTATTGCTACCTGTAGTAATTTTCCCACTTGGGCTATCAGAACGACCAGCATCTTGTCCTAATAAAAGATTATTTGTACCAGAAGTAACTTCAAAACCAGCGGCTCTACCTAGTGCAGTGTTATTATTTCCCGTGCAGTTTTCTCCCAAAGCAAATGCCCCAATAGCGGTTATTTGGTCGCCAACTGTACCAGCTGCTTTAGCGTGGTGTCCTAAACTTGTGTTTTGTGTGCCTGTTGTGTTTGCTCCTAAAGCATTTCTTCCAACTGCTGTGTTACTTGAACCTGTTGTGGTCGCATCCAGAGCATCACCACCAATAGCTACATTGTCTGTTGCTGTAGTAATTAACTGTCCTGCACCAGGACCAACTGCTACGTTTTTATCTGCTGTGGTAGCTGCAGCTAAAGCAAAACTACCTATACCTACATTAAATTCGCCTGTTGTATTAGCCGTTAAAGCACTAGCCCCAACTGCGGTGTTGCTAGATGCTGTTGTATTTGCGTCTAAAGCTGCATAACCAATAGCAGTATTACTACCGCCTGAAGTACCAGAGGCGTATGCAAAGAAACCAACTGCTGTATTTCTAATTCCTGTAGTATTTGACCTACTAGAAGATTTACCAACTGATGTATTATCATCACCTGTAGTGTTAGCTTCTAAACAATTTGCACCTACTGCCACATTATCGTGACCTGTTGTATTAAGTTCAAGAGCCTCATACCCAACTGCCGTGTTGTTAGCTGCTGTAGTATTTGTTAACAGGGAACGAGCACCTACTGCGACATTTTTATTTCCTGTACTATTAGCACCTAAAGAACCATCACCTATAGCAGTATTTTCTTCTCCTGTGGTGTTAGCGTCTAATGAAGCTAAACCAACAGCAGTGTTGTTACCACCTGTAGTGTTTGATAGTAAAGAGTTATAGCCAACTGCGGTATTGTTAGATGCTGTAGTTGTGTTTTGTAATGCACCACCACCTAATCCTGTGTTAAAACTTCCTGTGGTAAGCGTTCTTACAGAGTTAATACCTAAAGAAGTGTTTTCACCACCTGTAGTAATAGACAAACTTGAATCGTGTCCAACCGCAGTATTACCAGCACCAGTTGTATTCGCTCCTAGAGCATCATCACCCACAGCTACATTTGTGTTTCCAGTTGTGTTTGAGTCTAAAGCTGCCCTACCCACAGCAGTATTACTAGTTCCTGTAGTGTTTGCTCCTAAAGCTGCACCACCTACTGCCGTATTGTTTGACGCAGTTGTATTTGCATCAAGTGCTTGTGCTCCTACAGCCGTGTTATCTGCTCCTGTGGTATTAACTAACATAGCATTAAAACCAACTGCTGTGTTTGTTCCTGCTGTTGTGTTTGCTCCAAGAGCACCAGAACCTACAGCAACATTTTCACTTCCAGTTGAATTAGCATCTAGAGCATCATTTCCAACAGCGACATTATTAGACCCAGTAGTATTAGCGTCAAGTGTAGATTTTCCTAATGCTGTATTAGCTGAACCAGTAGTATTTGTATCAAGTGCTGCTGTTCCAACAGCAGTATTTCCTGTTCCTGAAGTATTTGCAGTAAGTGCCAATCCTCCTACTGCGGTATTATTATTTGCAGTAGTATTAGTAGCTAATGCACTATCTCCTATTGCTGTATTGTAACCTCCTGTAGTTACTGCTGTACCAGAATCATGTCCTACAAAAGTATTGTTTGCTCCCTCTGTTAGTGCAGTACCTGAATCACTACCTATAGCTACGTTATCTGTTCCAGAAGTTATTGAGTCTAATGCAGTATCACCTAAAGCTACGTTACCTGTAGATGTTGGATAGTTTCCGTCTAGTTTTATTGTTCCGTTCACTGATAACGCACCTGTTGTAGTTAGGTTAAGACTAGCAAAAGCGTCTACTACTGCTGCACCACTACCAGCACCATCTAGGTAAACTGCTTTAGTATCGCCAGCAGGTATAGTTACGTTAGCTCCAGAGCCTTGTGAAATAATAATATTTTGAGAACCACTTGTGCCGTTCTCAATAAATTGCATTCTGCTTATAGTGTTCGGTCCAATAGTTATTGTGCATGCACTGTCTAATGTGCCTGTGTATTTAAGATACATAGCTCTACCAGGATCGGCAGCACCATCAGCTACAGTTGTAGTGTGGGTATCTGCGTTGGTTGTAATTGCCTCTGTACCGAAACTAAGAGCTTCTCCGATCAACTCGAGGTTAAGATTCGTCACGTCGCCCCATGTTCCCGACGCATCACCTGTCGCCAGTTCATTGAGTCTTAAATCATTTACGTATGAGCTTGCCATATATTTGTCTCCGCTTTGATAATATTACTTTTTATTGGATAGTTAAGCAACTTCTTCCCACCCTGGATTTTGTGAATCTGACACTGAACTCCAGGTTGGATCCTGTGTATCTGTTACCCCTGTCCAACTAGGATCTTGTGTGTCATCAACTAATCCCCAAACAAGTATTTGACTTACTGCTCCTGTTGCCTCTACTCCTGTTGGAACTACAATGGCTTGAGCATTTATAGTTAATGTACCTACTTCTCCTGTTGCTGAAACACCTGTTACGGAAATATTATTTTCTGTAACTAAAGATATACTTCCTAAAGCACTTGTAGCTGAAACTCCTGTACAAGCCACGTTAGCATCACACGTTACTGTTTCATCGCCTAATGATATTGTAGAAGCCGTACCTGAAACACCTGTTATTGCAGCTCCTGCAGTTAAAACATTGCCTAGTGCTGTTGTTCCTACTACACCTGTTTCTGCAACATTTGCATCACCTGTAGCACTTAATGAACCAAGTAAGCTTGTTGCTACTAAGCCCGTTTCTGTTACGTTAGCCTGTCCTGTAGCTGTAAGACTTCCTATCGATCCTGTAGCAGATATGCCCGTTTCTGTTACAACTGCTCCTGCAGAAACGCTGACCGATCCTAAAGCAGAGGTTCCTGCTAAACCTGTTTCTGTAACATTAGCTTGTCCTGTAGCTGTGAGAGATCCAACCGAACCTGTACAAGTAACGCCTGTTTCTGTTACGTTTGCGTCACAAGAGACAGTTTCTGTACCTAACGCAGAAGTCCCTGCAACACCTGTAAGGTTTACAGTTACATTAACTATTGCGGGCTGACCCCAGGGACCCTCGCCCCAGCCAGCTCGACCCCATCCGACAGACACTTGTTACTAAGCGATTCTTATTACTGCGTTACTTGCGTCTGCTGCTGGAAATTGAATGGTAAAGCTTCCAGCAGTTGATGTTTTGTCTCCACCAAAATCAAACACCGCAACAGCTGGATCACCTGACGCAGAGTCGTTGTAAATCATACAACCTCTTGCTGTGATTGTTGCTGTTCCAAATGTAAGATCGTTGAAATCCGTAAACGCAGTGGTTCCAGAAGATGTTGGATTGACATTTGTTAACGCTGCTCCGCCTGATGTGTAATTTGTTCCACTAGCTTGGTTAGTTGTAGTAAACGCTGTAGTGGCTGCAGTCATAGTTGCAGAGCTTGTGTATAACGCCAGCTTAAAAGTGTTGCCACCCGAAGCTTTAAAATTGTGAACACCCTCTAAAAGTTCTTTTTTAAAAGAAGTGCACATTGCTTGTGTTATAGCCATTATAGTCTCCTAATAATATTAGCTAGGTCTTTTTGACCTTGTTTTTCTAATTCATTACATATTGTACAAACGTGGTTTTTTACAGCCTCGCGCATATAATAAGTAATAATGTGTTTGCATGCTTCTTTAAAAGCATGTGCTTGTGCCCTAATGGGTGCAGGGGCCGTGTCGCTAATGGAAACTAATCTATTAGTAGCCATTTCTGCAACTTCTTCTACAGTGTGCCCTCTGTTATTCGTTGTAGTAACGTTAAGATTACCAACTTCTGTTTCTGAATCAAGTGAAAACATTAATATTCCTCTGGTTCTGGTGGTAAGTCATTTCTATCTATCATTCCTATAAAAGGTTGTTCTTGTTTTATTATATCAGACCATTTACAAACGCCCATCTTACCTTT